GCGAAATCTGCAATAATATCAGCGCAAGCAATAAAGTCATCATCATCAATGATGTCTGTATTGATATTATCATTAGCACAATATAAGCATAGTGTATCGAAGAAATTAACATCACGATGCTTATCTATTCTTACCGCCCATTCCACATCTTTAGTTAAAGAAAGATTCAATCTGTCAGATAATGTTTTCATTTTATTCTCCCGTTTGTTTAGTTGATGAGTCTATTATATACGCAATGTTTACAAAGTCAAGCATTTTATTCAAATTACTTTAAATAATTATGTCCGACAAATCATCACCCCTTTTTCTATCTGATTCTACCTCACCATCCTTGTAATTCATCCTCACATCAAACGTCTTACCGTGCTCTATAGTAGAGTAGCTCTCTTCCATAGATTCGCGCTCACGCCTCGATTTAGTGTCACTGTACTCTTTGCTTTGCAGCTCTTTTAATCGCTCAATCTGCCGCTCAATCTCAGATAGCAAATGCGTTAGCCTGCTTTGCGCTTTTTTGATTCTTTTGTTTAGTTCTTCTTCGGTCACTTCACCACCTCGCTTTAGTTGGTCTGATGCCATGTCATTCCTTATCGTTCTTTTCATATTTTTTAAGATAATCTGCAAAGCTTATTGCAACGATCACAGGCCACCAGATCAAGGCTATCATAAGATTCTTGTCGTAATACTTCAATCCGAGCGTTTTTAGCGTGTATATCATCGCGTAACCGACAATGAGATATTCAATTATTCCTATCATGTTATTCCTTTGTCATGGCGAGCGCGGCATAAAAGCACGGGTCTGATTCTTTGACAAAAACACCGTCAATCATAATTCCCTTTCTGTCTTTAATGTCAAGATAAGCCACCTCAAGACACTCTTTTATAGTCAAGCCCTTTTGATTTGCAATGATAATTAAAACAACAAGGCAATCTCCTATGTCATCCCTAACGTCAAGCCGTTTATTTATATTGTCTGCTAATTCACCTACTTCAGACATCAACTTCAATGTCTGGCTTTTTGGATCAGATCCCGATATTAAATTTCTTTCTTCCGCCCACTCATCTACTTTTTGTATTAAATCGTCCATGGTTTTTTCCTTTTCTAACGCTTAGCTAATTCAATGTTTAGCTAAGCCGATTATTCATATCATTATTTCAAAGCTGATGATATTTTTTCAAGCTTCCCGTCACGCTCTAATTCTGCTAATGACGATATTGCTGCTTCTGCACGCTCAAGCAGAATAACGTACCTTTCTAACCTGTCAAAATTTGCTTGCTTTTCTATCCTAGCAAGACCTTCGGCTAATTTCTGGGTAGACTCACGGACAGACCTGGACGCCCTTGTAGTATCTGCTATCATCTTTTCTTGTGTAGCGTGGAAAGAAAGCAACTTTGATGTAAAAACCTTATTAGCTTCGTCAAGCAGATCACTAGCGTCTTTGATATCTTTAGTCATTTTTTTAACCTTTATTCCTTTAAAGTAATTATTGTTATTTATTAATCTAACAACTTCTTTCTTAACTTTTGAAACTTGATACATAGGCATGCCACGATCGAAAGAGTCCGGTGTATAACCTGGTAAAGTGTAAGACATGTTATTCCTTTATAATCAATGAGTGAGCTAAAATGGTATGTCGTCTTCAAGATCATCAACCCAGCTTGATGCTGGCTTCTGTTTAGCCTGTTCTTTTGTTGGTTGTTGGTCTGATTCTTGAGACTTGCCTCCTAGCATTTTCATTTCATTTGCAATAATCTCAATCGTATAGCGTTCCGCACCCGACTTATCCGTCCATTTGCGCGTCTCTAGTCGACCTTCAATATATACCGGACTTCCTTTTTTTAAGTATTCACCGGCAATTTCGGCCAGCTTTCTATAAAATGTAACGCGATGCCATTCTGTTTTTTCTTGTTTCTCACCATTTCTATCTTTCCAGATATCCGTTGTTGCTAAAGTGATATTGGTAACCGCCTCACCATTGGACATATAACGAGTTTCTGGGTCTTTGCCAAGGTTACCAATTAGAATAACTTTATTTACTGAAGCCATTATTTTATTTCCTTTTAAATTAAATACTAAATGATAATCGCTTATAAACTTCGCGCGTTATATAACATCGTCTTCACAATAATCTATAACTTTTTGCGGATCGGTTAGCCATGTTTCAGCTACCTTTGATCCGTCCATCTCTTCCATACTCTTAATGCCTAGCAATCTGCATAGCTTATCAAGTGATATGCGCTTATCTTTATCCTGCGACCACATCAGCATGGTATCAGCAATACATCCATCCCACGGCCTTGAGTTCATGGCTTTGAGCAAAGATTTCGGCGGCTTAATGCCTAGGATAATTGATCTGTGTTTCAAGAATGGCAAGTCGAAACCATGAATATTGTGGCCGCAGAAAATACCTGTTCTGTCATCAGCATACTCAACCCACTCATAAAACCCTGATATCGTATCACGCTCATCGCAATCTATTGTGCCAGATACTATGCCGCCGTTATCTTGACAAGATGATATACAAGCAACACGCCCATAAATACCACTGAATGAGGTTTTAGAAACGAGTCTCTTAAGTTCTGCGTCGGCGTTTTCACACATCCATTTTTCAATTGATTCTTGTTTCTTTATGTTGCCCGGCGGACTAATTTCTTTTGCCAAATCCTTGATTATTTCAGGGTCGCTGCAGGGTAAAGTTTCCAAATCAAATGTGATCATTGTTTTATATCCTCACTCTCGTTATCTTGTGCTTTTTTGATAAATGCACAATGATCGATAGTTATTTTTTTCAATCGTTCAGCAGCAGGATGATCGCCGATCTCTTTGCAAACATCCAATATTTTCCCCCAAGTTTCCTTGGCCCCGTCAATGGTTGTTTGATCTGTTATCTGCTTTTGCATTTCAAGTATCTTTTTTTCTGGCAGTGATTTACCTTCCTCTTTTGAATCCATGTATTTACTACCATCCCACGCGCCCATATAAATATCAGCAGCAACACCTAGCATTTTCATTGCTACAGACAGAGCATCAGTAACAGCCATTTTAAAGCCTTCATCGCTTGAGTATAACCCGCCTGATTCTTTAGTAACCAATGCCGCGCCGCCAATACCCGGTATAGGATCACTCCATGCACCTTCATGCTTGACATAAAGCAAAATTTCAGCAAACGCCATAACTTGTTCAGCACTGCCAACTTCATTCCATAGCCTTACAATTTCATACTTCCATCCGATGCCGCACATACCAAAGACCTCTGTCATGACCTGGTAACGCCATTGCGGTGATATGTCAGTCATGCCCTTGAGCCTTCCGCCTTTGATGGTTTTAAGCACTTCTTGCGGTGGTCGTTTAACTTTTTCCCATACGTCCATATTCATTCCATTACCTCCATTCTGTTAATCAAATCCTGCACAGCTTCTAAATCTTTCTGCCGCACTTCGTACCCTTCGCTGTTTAGTGTAGATGACCCCCAAACTACATCAATCAGATCATTAAAATACTGCAAATCTTTGTACTCTTCTGTAGTGTCATCCATCGTCATCAACTGCGCTTCTATCTCTTCATGTATTTCATAGAGCTTTCGCCCGTATTCTTCTAAAGTCATCTCACCGCCTCCACTTTAATTTTAAACGGCATAGATGGCTTATATGCTTTTATCGCAAAAAACCACGCATCAATAGTTGATTTAAATCGTGCCAGCGGGATAATCCCGCAGCCGTCGTTGATTGTGATTCTCACTCTGATATTTTTCATAACAGACCCCCGCTGTATTTTTTTATTTCTTCAATTGTTAGTGGTATGGCGTGTCTCCATCCTATTTCTGTCATATCCACATGCATATAAGTGCCAACATCTTCGTGACGCACAATAACGCGCACACCATCACAACTATCTTTTTTAATTACGCTATCATCACTCACCCACGCAAAATACGGATTAAATTCTTCTTCAACCAGCCAATCATTAACTAGATTCCATTCCTTGTTCAAAGCAATCTTATTATATCTGTATGGACTTTGCCCCGGCAAAAAAGACGCATCATAATATATTCTTCCACGAGTTACCCTAGAATAAAAAACCTCACCACCCCTTAACCTTCTCTCTGCCTCAGCAAAATCATTCTTTGCAAGTCCAGCGTTCTTTAGTTTCATTTCTTACCCCTTTTAATTAATCACACCGCCATGTTAAACTAATGGTTTACAAATTACAACAAATAAATTATATTTAATTTTGTTCACATGCCACTTAAGTGTGCTATCATTGTAAACTAATGGTTTAAGAAAGTAAATAATTATCAGAGGCGGACAATGAAAAAACACCCGGACAGTGTAATAATCGAAGAACTAGGCGGCGGTAGCAACTTAGCCAAAATGCTTGACTATACTTTGGAAGGCGGAAGGCAAAGAATAAATAACTGGCGATTGCGAGGGATACCTCACAAGGTAATATTAGAAAACCCGGCTATCTTCAAGAAGTATTTTAAACAACTTAAATAAGGAAAAAGTGAAATGAAAACTAGAAAAGAATTGAATTTAGAGTATTGGGGCCGCGTCCATGATATGTGCAAAGGTACTGAGCTTGAATGTAGCGAATGGCGTTGCGTAGAACTTGACGACGAATTGCTTTGCTGCCATCCAGGGTTTGAAGGTAATCCTGATAAGTACAGACTAGCAGTCTGCATAGTCGAAGATAAGCCGGTATTTGTTGGTAATGTGCTTTATAACAATAACGACACCATTGTTGCGATGAACGAATATTTTCGTGGAGAAAAGCAGTATAGCGTATTTAAAATCTACTATGATACTTGCCGCCCTTCTCAGGAAATAACATGGAAAAAACCAACCAAAAAGCAAACTTTCAGCATCGAATGCTCTGGTAAGAATATGGGAATTGTAATTTCTGATATTCCTTGTCCTGTGAGAACTATTAATTCTGATATTCCTTGTCCTGTGAGAACTATTAATAAAGGTAACTGGTACGAATACGAGACAGAAGAGGATAAAGACACAGCAATACAAGCAATAAAGCAAATTTTAGACGCCGCTGAAAAAGCTAATGAGGGGGAATAATGACTAAAACAATGTGCGAAATTGATATCCCTGATGGCTGGGAATTTGTAGCTCATAGGCGAACTATAGGCGGAGAGAATTACTTGGGTGAAGAAGGATATATTCTTACTGCAACAACTGCATTTCCGGTGACTCCGCAAATAGTTGTGAGGCAAAAAAAGAAGATTCGCAGAACATTAGAACTTGCTAGTGAAAAACAACGGCCTGCAAATATCGGAGAGACACATTCACGTTACTTAGATAGCGAGCTTCATACATGTTTTGAATCCATTGGTTACGGTTTTATATGGAAAGAAATAAAGGATGAGGAAAAATGACACATATAGATGATTGGTTGGACGATGAGCTTAACGTCACATCTGATGTGATTGTTAAGGTTAAAGAGTGGTTTGAGCACTACAGAAAGCCAGCAGCATACAAGGACTGGGACTACATTCATGGCAATAAGCTATTGTGTGATTACAATGGTTTGCGCTATAGATGTATAGGGTGCAGCAGAATGGGCGGAAGTACAGCGTAAGGCAGGGATTAAGCACAAACAGTGCAAAGATTGCGGGAAGTGGTTTACGCCTCAGGAAAAACATACTCACAAAGAATAGTAACTTCCATAACTATAAAGAGACTCTGAATATAGGGTCTTTTTTTTGCCAAAAATTCATAAAAAAACAAATAAAAAATATATTACTTTGCGTTATAAAAATAATATGATATTCTTAACGCTCATTTAAACATACAAAAAGGAGGTTAAATGAACTGTAAATTATATGACTCAGAGCAACTAAAAGAGCTGATGAAAGATAGGCGAAATAGTTCTATCCATGAAGCTACTGGAGTAGCGTTAGGAACTATCATCCTAATAAAACGAGGCGAGTGCAATCCACGGGAAGAAACATTAAGAAAGCTAACAGAGTACTTTAAGGTCAATTAATATGTCAGATTACGATGATTTTTTAGATTCAAAAACTCACCTAGGAAGTATGGACGGGTTCGATCCTGTTTTTATGCCTGACTTTTTATTTGATTTTCAATCATTCATGGTTACTAAAACAATATTAAAAGGTCGGTTTGCAAACTTCGCTGATTGCGGTTTGGGCAAAACTCCGATGCAATTGGTATGGGCTGAAAACATAGTAAGAAAAACAAATAAAAACGTCTTGATACTAACACCTTTAGCGGTATCTCAACAGACAATAAAGGAATCAGAGAAGTTCGGAATAGAATCAAAAAGGTCTAATGATGGAACTGTTTACAAAGGAATTACAATAACCAACTATGAACAACTTCATAAATTTAATCCTAATGATTTTGTCGGATTGGTTTGTGATGAGTCGTCAATTTTAAAGTCGTTTGATGGACAAACAAAAACCAGAATTACTGACTTCATGAAGAAAATGCCGTATCGTTTATTAATGACAGCAACCGCAGCGCCTAATGATTTTATTGAGCTTGGTACAAGTTCCGAAGCATTAGGATATCTTGGGTATATGGATATGCTTAATCGGTTCTTTAAGAACGATCAGAACAATTCATCATTAAAAGGCAGTCATGCACTAAACCAGGTTAATAGAGGCGCAACATGGCGATTTAAAGGACATGCAGAAATGCAGTTCTGGCGATGGGTATGTTCATGGGCTTTAGCTGTTAGAAAACCATCTGATTTAGGTTTCGATGACTCAAGATTTGTACTTCCTGTTTTAACAGAAACAGAGCATTTAATCGAAGCAAATACATTGCCAGAAGGTTGTTTGTTCGCGATGCCAGCAATCGGGCTAAAAGAGCAAAGAGAAGAGCGACGAAGAACAATTCAAGAACGATGCGAAAAAGTTGCTGAGCTAGTCAATGACACAGGGAAACCTGCATTAGTTTGGTGTCATTTAAATACCGAGGGGGATAAATTAGAAAACTTAATTCCTGATGCAATCCAAGTATCCGGGAAAGATAGCGACGCGGCAAAAGAAGAAAAGATGATAACTTTTTCTGAAGGTAAAGCAAGAATTCTAATTACCAAACCAAAGATAGGCGCATTAGGTTTAAATTTTCAGCACTGCTCACATCAAACTTTTTTCCCTTCCCACTCTTATGAGCAATATTATCAGGGTGTAAGAAGGTCGTGGAGATTTGGACAAAAGAACCCAGTGCATGTTGATATCGTAACAACAGAAGGAGAAAAAGGCGTATTGAGAAATTTACAAAGAAAATCAACGCAAGCAGAAAAGATGTTTGCAAACTTAGTTAATGAGATGAATAGATCATTATCAATTGATAAACAAGTTAGAACAACTAAAAAAATAGGGTTACCATTATGGTTGAAATAAGCGAAGTAATAACAGATGAATATGCGATTTACAATATGGATTGCGTTGAGGGAATGAAAAACATGCCAGATGATTCGGTTGATCTGTCTATGTATTCTCCTCCATTTGGCGGTCTTTACCATTATTCTAGCGATGAAAGAGACTTATCAAATAACAACGATTACAAAGGATTTTTTGATCATTATGAGTTCGTTGTTAAAGAGCTGGCAAGGATTACAAAGCCGGGTAGATTGACGGCAGTACATTGTATGGATATTCCTAGCGGCAATTCTGGGTGCGATCATTTAATTGATTTCCAGGGCGATATTATCCGTTTGCATGAGAAACTAGGCTTTCATTTTAAAGACCGTTACGCGATATGGAAAGAGCCGTTAGCAGTTCGTAACAGAACTATGATGAAAAACTTAGCACATCAAACAATAGTTCAAGATGCTACATTGAGCGCTAATGCTGGCGGTGATTATGTTCTTGTTTTCCGTAATTCTGGAAAAAATGAAGTACCTGTAACTAATCCAACAGGGTTGCAGAATTACGCAGGCAGAAGAGAAATACCTAGCGAGCTTTACTCTTACAAAAACTGGACAGGAAAACAAACAGAAAATAGGTACTCTCATTGGATATGGAGAAACTACGCATCATGTTTTTGGGATGACATCAGAATTGAAAGAGTTCTGCCTTTTAAAGCTGCTAGAGATAGCGACGACGAAAAGCATGTACATCCTCTCCAGCTGGACGTAATCGAAAGGATTACAGTTCTATATTCTAACCCTGGGGAAACTGTTTTAACGCCATTTATGGGGGTAGGTTCTGAAGTTTATATTCCAACTAAATTAGGTAGAAAAGGCGTAGGGTTCGAGCTAAAAAAATCTTATTTTAAACAAGCGATACAAAATATGGAATCTGTCAACGAGGCAGATATTATTGACGACATGTTTGATGGGGTAGAAAATGAAATTTAATAAAAAAGACTTACTAAACGCACACAATAAAGTCAAAAGTTCGGTAGATAGCAAATCAATAATAAACGTATTCAAAACGGTTAGATTCATTGCTAACGACGGTATTTTTAGATTGATAGGCCAGAACTCAGTCTATCAAATCGAAGCCACTGGAGAATGTGAAGGAACTGACAGCTTCGATTTATGCCTACCTTCTGACAAGTTCGGGATTATGCTTTCAGCTTCGCAAGATATCGTTTCTATAACTAGCAAAGATGGCGCGGTATCCACTCAAAGCGGGAAGTCTAAGTTTAAGTTTATCGCATTAAATGGCGAAGACTTTCCACTACTTGAACGTCTTGAGGATAGGCGTGTAAGCGTTAATCTGCGTGAGGTGATAGGCAGTGTGCATACTTGCGTAAATCCGCAATACATGCGCGAATACTTGCGTGGCGTTAGTCTAATTTCTAACGGAGATCATATACGCGCATCTGGCTCTGATGGCGCTATCATAGCAACTCAAAAAACCGAATTAGAGATAGATGATTTTGATATTATCATGCCTTTCGAGGTTGCTAATATTTGCGCTCAATCCGACTCTGAATTTATCAGCATAAACGGTCGACGGTCTATCGAAGTCGTGTTTAGTGATGGGTCTATTTTGATCAGCCGTTTGATAGATGGTAACTTTCCAAAGATTGACGGCATTCTCGGATTTGATACGCCTCAATCATTAACTATTGAAGCTGGAGAATTTAAGCAATCAATAACTATAGCGCAAAAGTTAGGGCGTTATGTCAGGCTTGAGAAGACCGGCGCAATTATGCAAGTATCATCACAAGATTCTGAAATGGTAGCTGATCTCGACTGCGAAGGCGACGACTTAACAATCAGTTTTGACGTGTCGTTGCTTAAAAAGGCTATTGATATCTCAAGCGTTGGTAAGATTACTTTCGGCTTCCCAGACACGAAAGATAGAATAAAGTTTCATGATGGCAGATTAACGATTGTTGTGATGCCTGCTAGGTTGTAGCGGTTTAAAAGTGGGCATATCTTATGTAATTTGTATATGCCTACTTTTTAGTGGCGTGGTATAATTAACAGGCAATAAATCGGCTGTGACGAGCCAAGGATAAAAAAGTATGAATCTTTCAGACAGCGCATTATTTAATGTTTTCTTGCTTCGGTGCGTCCTAGCGCCACATCCTGAATCGTCACCATTTTATAGTGTGCTGTCTAAAGGATTCGTATGAGGCATTACCCACATCATATCAGTGATTTTAATAACGCAACTCGACATCTAACACGTGTTGAACGGAGCGTGTACAGAGATGCAATAGAACTCTATTACGACAAAGAACAAATGTTAACTCTTAATTTAGATAAATTAGAAAGGAAACTATTGTGCGTTAATGAAGAAGAAAAAAAAGCGTTAAAGGTAGTTTTAACAGAGTTTTTTATTAAATGTGATGATGGTTTTTATCATGATAGATGCGATGTTGAAATAACCAAATATAACGCAAATACAAGTGCTAAGGCTAAAGCAGGCAAGGCTAGTGCGGCAGCAAGAAAGTTAAAATTATTAATTGTTCAGCAGAATTCAAAAGAATTCAACAGGTGTTCAACAGGTGTTCAACAGAATTTAACTAACCATCAACCATCAACCATCAACCATCAACCAATATTAAAAGAAAAAGATAAAAAGAAAACCGTTTCAGAAGAATTACCAACTCAGGATTTAGTGCCACAAGAATTGTGGGATTCATTTTTAACTATCCGTAAAAAAGCAAAGGCAATTAATTCACCTCAAGCGATTAAATCTTTAATTACAGAACTTAATAAGTTGAAATCTCACGGGCACGATCCATGCGATGTTGTTAATCAATCAATCCGGTCAAGTTGGAAGGATGTCTACCCAATAAAAAACAATTCATCAAATAGTAAAAATGAGAAGTTCGATCCAGTTGCTTACGTCAATAGAAAAAGAATAAGGGGGGAAGATGAATCAAGCAGAATTATCGACATTCAATAACGCTTCGTTCTGGCAAACTGAGCATGTCGCATTTGGCGGAATAGCGCCCATAGATCATTTATTTAATAGACTTGATGGAATATACGTCGGCAAATGGCGCGCTGCTTTTTCAAACGACTCATCAATAAAGAACTGGCGCGATGCGTGGTCTGAGGCCATTGTTGAGGAAAAATTAACACCGCAAGAAATCAAAGAAGGGATAAAGTCGTGCAGAAGGTTATACGACTGGCCACCGTCTTTTGCAGAGTTCTTTAAGGCGTGCAGACCTGAGTTAAGTTATGAGTGTTTATTCTACGAAGCCGTTGAGCAAATGCGAAAGCGTAGAGACAATCAAGATAAGTGGACAAATGCAGCCGTATATCATGCCGCTGTAGGGCTTGGAAATGATCTTAGTACCCAGCCCTACCAAAATATAAAAGGACGCTGGAAAAGTGCCCTAGACCGAACGAGAGAGTTAATATCTGAAGGCAAGCTACCTAATGAAGTTCCTGAACGTAAAATTGAACTACCTGCCCCAGGCAAAACTACAACAACGAAAGAAGAAGCAAGGAAAAAATTAGCTGAAATACTTGGGCAATTTAAAAACGCAACAATTGCGTGACAATTACGAAGCGGCCAGCGTATGCTATTTCAGCATCGCTGAAGAGATTAAATTACGGGGTGAATGAAACGCTCAAAGAAGATTTAAATTAATAGCGAAATAGCTTGCATAACGTAAACTTGTAGTTTATGATTTGGTCTTGATTAGGAGAAATGAAAATGATAGAAAGAAATGTAACGGTAAAATTAGATATTACGCCAGAAGAGCTTGCAAAGGAGTTCGCTGACATGAGTTCAGTTCAACAAGCCGAATTTTTTAATGCGCTTGCAATTATAACATCTGAATGGGAAAACTCGTTTTGTATGCAGTTGCAATATATAACGGATGAAAAAATATTGACTAGACATGCGCGGCAGGTTATGCAAGAAATAGGTCAATATAGCTGCATGGATCTTGCAGCATACAAGTAGAAAATGATACTTAATAAAAATATAAAATGTACTTAGTCATAGAAAATAAATATCAAAGTAAGCAATAAAAACAAGTTGTTGCGTGGCATAATTGTACTTAATGGAGAGTTGAAATGTTAAATATTGAAATTCAAACTTATGAAGATTTAAGTGACGTAGAAAAAGAAAGTGCATCAGATAATGGGTGCGGTAAAGAAGATGCTAATTACTTGCGATTAACTCACAATGGAAAAACTATTTTTCTTGAGTCTGACGCAATGGAGCCGGAGGATGTTAGTTTTTGCAGAGATTTGTCTTGGGTTAAAAATGCAATAATAATGGCTTACAACGCTGGGTGTATTGATAAATCATCAGAAATAATTAGTGCGAGCGAGAATGTTAAATAACTTAAATCAGTTCCATATAGGCCGCACAGTTTTATGTATTGCGCTTATGATCGTAATTTTGTGGGTTACGAAATGACTCTTAAACACATAAGAGAAACGTTTAATGTCCCTGCTAAACGCGGCGGAAGAGTTAGATTCAACATGTGGGACGGGCCGTGCTTTGGAAAAATTGTAGGCGCAACTAAAAATACAGTAATCGTTAAGCCTGATAATTGGATTAAAGCTAGACGTGAATTTTATCCTCATGCTTTGGAATATTTACAATCTGCAATAACTAAGGAGATAAAATGAATGATAAAGACTGGAAAATATTAGCAAAATATGGAGTAACACCAGATAGTTTATCTGTCGAAGGATGGCTTGACCTCAGCGGCTGCACTGGTCTTACATCGCTACCAGATAATTTATCTGTCGAAGGATGGCTTGAGATCGAAGGTTGCACTGGTCTTAGCAAACAAACCATTGATAAATGGGGTAGAAAATGAGCGAAGAAACGAAAGTAAAAAAAGAGAAGAGACTTAAACATCATTATACGAGTCATGAAAAGAAGTTCATTGATGGCCTAGGATCATTCTCTGAGTCAACGGGATTTAACAGAAAAAAGTTATGGCTAAACTACATTCAAGCATCAAGCAAGCGAGTGAATTGGGGGGCTATCAATAAGGAAGAGGCTGTCGATCATGCTATGAAACGTTACACAGAATTTCATGGGTAAGCAGATAGTGTTTCTGATTGACCGGGCGCGTAAGAGTTTGGCGTGTGACATGATTAGACAAGCGCCGGAGGATTATGTTTGTGAGATAAGAAAAAGAACTAGAAGCCTAGATCAGAATGCTAAGATGTGGGCTATGCTTGGCGAAATATCATGTCAGGTTGATTGGTACGGAAGAAAACTAACATCGGAAGATTGGAAAGATGTGTTCACTGCGGCATTAAAAAAGATGGATGTAGTACCCGGGATAGATGGTGGATTTGTTGCACTAGGGCAATCAACAAGTTCTATGACAATTTCTGAAATGAGCGATGTTATAGAGTTGATGTATGCTTTTGGCGCAAAGAATAACGTTAAATTCAATGATTTTTATGAGTAAAGCCGAGGATAAACATAAGGCAATTGTTGCATCTATTGGATGCGTGATTTGCCGAGAAGCAACAGGCGATATAGTCCCGTGCCAGGTTCACCACATCGCTCAAGGTAGCGAGGAAAGAAGCCACTTTATGACGGCGGGATTATGTGAAGATCATCATACCGTTGCTGGCCTAGGTCTGCATGGCATGGGCGTTAAATCATTCTTGATGAGGCACGGGTTAAGCACTGAATATCATCTTTTGGGATTGGTCAATAAATTTAGGGCTGAGGATGGAATCTAATTTTAGAGAGTTTGGAGTAATAAAATGATTATGAAAATTAAAACAACTCAAGC